ACCGACAACGTGCGGCGCGTACCAGCGGTGGAAATTCGAGATCACGCGGGCAAAGAGCATGTTCTTGGGGATCTTGTCGTAGTTGCCGACCTTGCCACTCCCGCGCGAGTTTTGGACCCACCCAGCGCGCTCCGCGTCCTCCATCGTGATCGTGACATCCAGCGGCTTTCCGTCAACGTCCGTCATGCCGTCGCCACGGAAGTAGAAGCGCAGCGTGCATTGCTTTTCCGTGTGGACCACCGGGCGCCAGGAGTAGCCCGCTTGCGCCAGGAACATCGCCCGCGCCCCTGCCCCCAGCGCGGGCTTGCCGCCGATAATGTGGATGTTTTGCAGCGCCAGCGCCGCATTGAGGCCCAAATCGCGGCCCATGGCGATGGCGTAGGCGTTCGGGTCGTTGGCGTAAATCTTGGCCGTCAACTGGTCCGCCTTCGCGCCTTCGGCTTGCGCCCGCGCCGCCTGGTTCTCAATGATGTCGTCCAGGACCGACTTCTGCCCCATCGTCTGTGCCGGTGCTTGCTCCGGCGTCACTTGCTGCGTACTCATTACTTTGCTCCCTTGATTTTGAAAATTCGCAACGGCCTCGAAATTGACCGCTTCAATACGTCCGCATACACGTCCGGGTACTTCGTCTTCAGCGCGTCGGCATCAACCCGAGAAGTCTCCACCACCCGAAATAACACCCGCTCGTCAGCCGATGCCCGCGCCTGCTCGTTGACGCCAATCAGCGCATCAATCCCGAGCCGGTGGGCTTCGTCCTCGGCGGACTCGTCGCCTGTGCGGAGAACGTCGGCCATTTTCTCCGCCCGCTTGATAAGATCCTTCGCCCGCTGGTACTCCGCCACCAGCGGCGCAAGCCCTTCGATCTGCACCAACCCCTGATCGCTCACCGCGGACCACTCGTCGAGTTGGCAGCTAGGCTCCCATTGGCAAGACTCGCAGCGCCCGTCGCGCTCTTCCAGCCATGCGGGCGCGACGTGCTGGTCTACGTGGTGCGTCATGAACCAATCAACCTTTTCGGCGACGCTGGCCATTAGCGCTGGCTTTGCGTCGAATTCGTAGATGTCGAGTTGCCCTGTTTCGCGGTTGAACGCAGCTAACGCACCCCATTTGCGCTTCAACACGTGGAGATACCATTGGAGCTGGAGAAGGTACCCAAGCGGCACGCCCGTGCCGTCCTTCCGCTTCCAGGACCAATAATTGCGGTCACTCGTGGTCTTGATTTCCAAGACTCCAGGCCCGCGCTCGTGGCCGACTATTTCACGGTCAACGCGCTGTAATTCGTGGCCGTTCGCGCTGGCTTTCTTGCGGCGGATATTCCACCCGGTTTTCTCCGCCACAAGGTCGGCCACATACGATTCAAGCGCCTGCCCGATGATGATAGGCTCAGAGAGCCGGAATTCCCTATCAGGCGGCGCCCCGGTCTTCTGGTACCACAGCCGCCGCGCGCAGCCGTAGGGCTCCAGGCCGAGCACATGCGCGACATCGGTGCCGCCGATAAAGCCTTGCCGTTGCGCTGGGTCTTGCGAGACTGCCGGCACATGAGCCGCCAGCGCGTCGAAGCGGGGGGTGTTGATGGTTGATGAATTTGGCGTCAGCCTGAGACATGCATAACCTCGTCTTCCTGTGATCCATCAATCCAGTCCTCGATGTACGTGTCGTGCTGCTCGGTCGTCCCGTTGGTCGTCTGTAGGTAATACACCAGTAGCCCGTCACGCTTCGTTACGTGATAGATGCTTGTAGCACCCTCCCCGCTAAAAGTGGTGATGTCGCCCGCCTGCGGGTCGATTCGTGGATCTCTCACCATGCCAGCACCTCCAAAACCCACGAGCCAATCGCCAGCGCAACGCACAGCCAGAGCGCGAGCATGAGAGCCTCCGGCGTATCGTCGCGGCGCCGGCTCATCGCGTCACCGCCCAAGCCACCACCCACACCAGCGCGGCCGCCGCCGCAATCCAATCCGAGCGCCGCTGAAGCGTCCGCAAGTCTTCCGGCCCGCCGCCCCAGCCGATCATGCGGCACCGCCAGCCGCCAAAAACGCGGCAATCACTGCTTCCCAGCCATGCCCGGTGCAGCGGTGCATCGACCGCAGCGCGCCCCAATAGTCACCGCAGCGAGCGGCCTTGAGTTCGTCGGCGTTCGGCTTCACAGTGCGCCTCCGTTATCCTGAACCATGACGCGCGCCTCTTCCAGTAGCACCTCAACCGCGTCAAAGTCGCCGCGATCGTTGGCGCGAATGGCCCGCGTCCAGAGGTCGTGATACGCCGGACCGGCGTCCATTTGCTTCATCAAGCGGTCGTTCAGTTCCCCCGCGCGTTTCGCGCCGGCTGGCAATGGCAGCGCGGCGGCGTTTGATGGATATCGGTCGGCTCCAAGGCTCATGCGGTCCTCCAGATGCCAAGTCGGCCGTCTGACACCTTCCGCACGGTAAACGTGCGCTGGCTCTTCTTCCCTGCAATTGACGCTAGGTTGCGGTTGGATGCCGTGTCCCATCTTGGCCTCGTAGGTCGTCATAGTTACTCCCTCTCCTTTGTGCGCCCGTCGGTATTGGGCGGTTGTTGGTGTGTGGTTACGGCTAGAGCGCCGATGCTCGATTGAACTCGGCCTCTAGCCGCTGTGATGCCTCTATGCGCGCTTCTATATCGCGCTGCCATTCAAGCGACAAAAACACTTCCACGTCCTGCACGCACGCGGAAAGGTACTCAGGCAGTGACAGCTTCTCATCGCCCATCGCCAGATACGTCTTTTCGTGCCAAAAACGATGGAAGCTCGCCACGTTCTCCAAAACGGCTTTTCGTGCCTTGATTCGAGCGTCAAGGCGCTGACTGTCTGACATCTTCTGCATAGTATTTGCTCCCTCTTTCGTCCCGCGTCGGCTTGCGTGGTCTATTTACTTAGCGCGTTCCGTCTGCGGTTTGCGCTTGCTTGCAACACCCCAAGCCCACTCAATCAGCCGCCCAGGGTGCACGCCAAGCTCTTTAGCCCGCGTGATGATCGACGCGTGAACGCTTGGCAGTATCGTAATTTGTACCGCCTTCCGCTGCTCTTGTGTGTTTCCTGTGTTGCTCACAAACCAAAGGTAACCCAGCTAGCCGCGCCGGTCAAGACTAAACCGCACGCAGCAAAAACAAACCGCTATATAGCACCCGTAAACGAGAAAAAGCCGCCCCACCCGTTACGGTGGAGCGGCTTCCCTGGTCGTCGTGCTAGGGGTTAACGGGGCTGAATTTGGATGAGCCATTTGCCAGCAACGGGGGTTACTTTTACGGTGACCCCCACGGCCTCGATGCGGGCGGTGTCAAGCTCAATTACAGTCATGTCGGCAACGCCCGCGTGAAGCGCGGACGCAGCAAGTAACGCAGCGATTCGCATAATGAAGACCTCGGTATAGGGGTTGGTGGAAAGTTTTCGGGGACGCGCCGCTGGTCAAGCCAGAGCGCTTCCCATTTGTCGCGGCAAGCGCGCCAAGGAAAAGTAGTAGTTTTTTCATGGTGTTTTTCTCACAAAAGACTTGACACTCGAACGATAAGCGCTTATAGTTACAGTATGAACAGCGCACAACAAATCGAAACAATCAGCGGGTTTGACCAAGACGGAATCGCCACGATTATGACCGACGCAATCCGCGCCGATCTTGCCGACCGTAGCGAAGCGGAAAACTACGGCAGCAATCGGGAAGGGCTCACTGCAACCCAAATCCGCGTTGCGGGTGTCTTCGTTTCCGCCGCCGCTGAGATCCTCGTCAACGGAACCCCGGTTTTTGTCGCAGCCAGCTTTCAGCACGCACAAGCCGCCACGCTCAAAATTGGCAAGCCGTCGATTTTCAATCCTCGCGGATCTGGCGACATTGCCACCGTTCGCGCTTTTTAACCACCACCCCAGCGCCAGCGGGCGGCGTGAAGCCCGCAGAGGAGATGAGAGATGAACACCCCATTTGCACGCAATCACGAAGTCAAGGCCGTCAAAACCGGCAAGCAGTTACGCCAGCGCTTCCATTCCAGTGAGGCTTGGATCGGCAAGGCGGAGATCGTCCGCACCTTCAGCCATGACGGCGAAGAGCAAACCGGAGTCTTTCCATTCGTGACGCCATATTGCGCCACTCGTGAAGAAGCCGCGCAGGAACTGATTTTAGGTCTAGATCGGGAGATGTCCGCATGACCACCCCGAAAAACCCCGCCGCGGTCGCGCTAGGACGGCGCGGCGGGCGTGCCAAGGTATCCAAAGGCCCCAACGCCGCCAAGACGCCGGAACAGCGCGCGGAGTGGGCAGCAAAGATGGTAGTGGCGAAGCGCGCGAAGGCTACCGCAACCGCTCCCACTCCCGCGCCACCGCCCGCCACTGCTTGAGGTCGATAACGCCGATTTTCAGCCGCTCGACATACTCGTTCCAGAGCCCGGCGAAGCGGTTCATGCGCTCCTCGCTGACGGGTGGCGGTTTGTCCGGGTCAGCGGCGGCGAGAAAAAATAATGCTCGGCGGGTCATTTTGTTGGTGACAGCATAAGCGGTTATGCTAATATAGAAGTATGAACAGCGCAGACATTCAGACCGCAATCACCGCCGCCGAAGATTCCTGGTATGTCCTTGGTTTGCGCTGCGACAGCCGGGATTTGGAAATCGGCGAAGAAGTTGGCGACTCCTACCGCTGGGACGACGGCGAGGACACGGGCGAGCAGCTCGACGGCACCTGCGCCATTGACGCCAGCCGTGAAGACGCCATCGCCTTGATTTCGCGCTACGCCTTTAGCGGCCACCTGTACTTGATCGGTAGCCAGACTAACTACTACGGCGGCGAGGATAAGGGCGAAATCGTAATATCTAACGCAGTCGTAATCGCCCGCTTTTAACCCCACCTCAACGCCAGCGGGCGGCATGAAGCCCGCAGAAGGAGACAAAAGATGGAAAACCGACAAGTAGTTGCGACGCTTGAAGACGGCGTACAGAAGATCCGCGTGACGCCGGGGCCGTGCGCCAATCCGCGCGGGCATGAGTTCAGCCCGGAAGCAGGGGCGCCGTTCGGCGAGTTCGGGAATTGCTGCGCTCATTGAGGCGCGTTCGACGGAGTGGAATCTACCGAGGCCACCCGATGACCACCAAAAACCCCGCCGCCGTTGAAATCGGGAGGCTTGGCGGGGCTGTCAAAAATTCCCGTAAGGGATTTGGATCGATGTCGCCAGAGCGCCGCGCAGAGGCAATGGCAAAGTCGCTTGCTACGCGGCGGGCAAATATCAGCCAGAACAAGAAACCTAGCCGAAAAGGCCAATAGAGGAGCATATGCCAACTACCATTAAGTACAAGCCACTGCCGGAACTCACCGACGCCGAAAGGCTAAAATTTTGGAGCAAGGTCGCCGCAAGCGCTAGCACGGAGTGCTGGCCGTGGGTTGGCGGTCTTTTCGCAAAGGGTTACGGGTGCTTTCCGGTTCAACGAAAGTCGTATTACGCACATCGATATGCACTGGCGTTGAGGTCCGGGCTCGACCCCATCGGGCTCGTCGTTTGCCATCGTTGCGATAATCCACGGTGTTGCAACCCGGCTCATTTGTTCGCTGGAACTCACGGCGACAATATGCAAGATATGCTTGCCAAGGGACGCGGCCCAACGGCGGAGGCCCGATGGGCAGGCCGTGTTGAATGGCGCGCGGAAAGGCAGGCGATAAGGCTAGAGAAAAAGCGTGTCAGGTCTATTGAGGTAGCGGAGAAAGTGCGCCAAGCAAATCTATTTTTTTCGACAACCAGCGCTCAGGCAGTGGTCGGCGATGGTACCAGCATGATTTCTAACCCCGCCGCCGTCGCACTGCAAGCCCTCCGCAAGACCAAGACCGGAGGGCGCAACGGAGGCCCGCCGCTTCAACGCCACCAACGCCGCCGCAACGTCGCAAATCCACGCCTCATGCGTGGCGTCGGTGAGCCCGGTGCGGACATGTAGCAGCTCGTGGCAGATGATGAGGTCGGGGTCTTTGTGGAGGCCGCGGCGGATCTTAACTGTCCACTGCGTTGCCCGGCAGTCGTCGAAGTCGGCGCGCGCGTCATCGCCGGGGAT